TAGTTCTGTTGCTACTCATATTGCAGTATTCAGTGCTTTCACCGAAGGGATGCAACTATTCAGTTCCTTTATCATGTTACTTAACTTCCCTAGAACCGGTAAAATGAAGGGCATGGGTCAGATTGTAACTTGGTCTATCGTTGATGAAACAATGCATGCCGAGTCCATGATTAAGTTGTTCCGCACATACATTGAAGAAAACAAGGAAATATGGAACGATGAACTTAAAGGAAAAATTTACTCAATTGCTGAGAAGATGGTTCAGTTGGAAGACAAGTTTATTGATTTGGCATTCAGTATGGGTCCTATGGATCGCCTTACTGCTGATGATGTTAAACAATATATTCGTTACATTGCTGACCGTAGGCTTATTAGTTTGGGTCTTAAGGGAATAATGAAAGTCAAACGTAATCCATTGCCTTGGGTGGAAGAAATGATTAATGCACCAACGCATACCAATTTCTTTGAGAATAGATCCACTGATTACTCAAAGGGTGCCCTATCTGGTACATGGGATGATGTTTGGGGCAAGGCTGCATAATTACCTTGACAGAATGATTGTATTGTTATATAATGTATTATGCGTATAATTGACTTGATTAAAAAACTTGAGGACCTCTATTGCACCTATGATGATGAATACAAACATCACATGGGTGAGCCAGAGATTATGATTGATGTGTTTGGTGATACCGATAAGCCACACATATTTGAGTATAGAGGTTTCTCAAAAGACATTTGCATAGACAAAAGTGCAGATGGTGTGTATGATATTATTAGAGCATTTGACATAAAGGAAGAAAATAATGGCTGACGAAAAAACTGAATTGAAACAGGAATCTGGACCAAAGCGCAAGATTACACAGATTGCTACCGCAACAACAAATTCTGGTAGAATTATTGTGACTGCATTATGCAACGATGGTACATTGTGGCGCCGTGATGTAATCAATGATAGCACCGAATGGGAACAACTCAAAGGCATATAATGGCAGGAATAATAGCACAAGCAATTATGAAAAATCCAGCGCAATTCAATTGGACTGATGATGAATTTAAATTCAATACAAAAGATTATCCTATTGGTGGTAAATTAGTAGGCACATCATTAGATATAACTTTTGCTGATGTTGATAGATTTTTAACTGATGAAGATTTTAAGGATGCTATTAAAGGAAGAATGGCAACAGCATTGGTTAAGTTTATGATGGAAAATAAACTGATAGAGTTTACCAAAATTCAGGATCCAACCACCGGTTCATTCAGATTAAACGCAAGGTGTTATGTAACTTCCGATGACCAAGTGAGAATATTAAGGACACATTATGGTTCAACTTGAATGGTTCATATACGGTGCATTATTTGGTTGGTTAGCACAGCCAACATGGGAAGTAATTAAGAAAATTGTAAGTGAAGCAAAAAAAGCAAAGGAAGAATGGTAATGGATGTAGAATCAGCATTGTATTTTTTGGGTGGCTCAATCTTTATTGGGCTTGGTATTTGTGTTATCGGCATGTTTTTATTGTTGATGAATAATATCTACCACAAGTTTTGGAAACCTGTTGAGTGGACAATACCACAATATAGATTCATTGACGCAACCGCAGAGCCAAAGCCAGTTGAAAAAACAAACGAACCCAAGCTATAAATTAGACATGGTATACTAGTAATAACGCTTAGTTTTTACATATATATTTGTATGACACAGGAGTGCATACAAATGAAAAATCATATACAAGAACTTTATCACGAATTAAAATTGCTTATTAAAGAATTTAATTCACCAATCGCTTATCAATAAGGAAACAAAATGGATATCACACAAATTCAAACCAAATCAAAAGAATTCACAATCGCAATGATTGATGCAAACGAACAAGCATTCAATGCTGGCGTTCAAGCATTCACTAAATTTATAGGTTCCGATTATGCTACATACACATATGGGCTAACATTTATGGGATCGGAAATTAGCAAAAATGCAAGAAAAATCGTTGAAGAATTCTCAGACCTTGCGCCTGCAGGAAATCAAAAGTAATCTCAATTGCTTTCACCCAGTCGTTCGCAACGGCTGGGTTATTAAATTCTCCATCTATAAAGATACCGGCATTCTTCTAATTTTTACCTCAAAATATACCGGGCAAACAATAATTCGTTACTGTGATTCAGAAGATATCGCGGTAGACTATATAAATATAGTCATAGAAAAAGATGCAACGGTTCATCAGGACCACAGAGAATTGTAAAGGAATAAAAAATGGCAACGACCATGTCGGGAACGACAATAACATTTAATGATAATTCAACACAAACAACTTCGGCTGTATATCCTCCAACATGGTTGGGAATTGGAAGTTTTGGTTTATTTGCGTGTTCACTCAGCGGGTGGGCTTTGCCGGGAGATACAGCATCAGGAAGTTATCTTTTTCGCCAGACGGTAGCGGGAAGCTACGTCAGCCTCAATATCTTTGCCGTCTATGGCACCGGTAACGTTGTAAACACAACAACGGCGTTTACTCCCTACGCAGGCGGCTCAGGCGGCACAATGACTCCAAACGGAGGTACATGGAGAAGTCTTCATATGAGCCGCGCAGGGCCCGTGACACACGATGGTTATGCAAATTATACAACTATGGGTCTAATGTTTGCAATTAGAACAGCTTGAAAATTAAGGAAATAAAATGATTATAGTACCAGAAATTACATATACGTATGTTAAAGACCTGAAATGGACTAATCCAGAACATACTGCGTTTAATTGTGAGGTAAACTTCAATCATATGATTGAAGAATATGTTGCATTTCATTGTATGAAAGAAGAAGCTGAAGGATTAATTTATACGCATTCTACTGAGATATGGGAAAGAGCCTTGTCTGGCGAATTTGGTCCAATAGCCGAATATGAGCCTCATGTTATCACGGATGCAGATTTGCCTCCTGATATTAAAATAATTAAAAGCACATTCACCGGAGATTTTACATGAGCGTTGAAGTCCACATTGGTTGCGTAGAAAATTTATTTACACGCATGATGTTTTTTCAAAAAACTGGAGATAAAGAAACTGGACATGTGCACCAACATGACCACTTGACTTTACTTGCTAAAGGTAAATTGAAAGTAACTATTGATGGTCAGGAAACAGAATTTACTGCACCACACATGATTTACATTAATAAAGATAAAGTCCATGAATTGCAAGCGTTGTCGGATAATACAATTGCATATTGTATTCATGCATTGAGGGATAAAGAAACTGGTGATATATTGGATCCTTCTATGGTTCCAAAAGGATCTATTCTTCAAGCGTTACAAGCATCTGAGCCTTTAGTTGCATCCGGTTTTGATTAAGAATAGATTAATTAAATCTTGGTCACACGCAAATCAGGTGACGCCTGCAACAACAGGATTCAATAATATTAACCTTCATCTTGGCCGAAGATATGCAAGACATGATTCACATCCGCTGTGGTCAGAAGCATTTGCTGAATTCGGTCTTACTCCAGTCTCAGTAGAGCCAGTTTATAAATGTTTCACTGGTAATCATTTTATTGATGGTGCATTTACTCACAAACATATTGATAGTGCGCCCAAAGGTTTAGTACATACCAGATGTAATTTGATGATTAAGAAACCACCCATCGGTGGTGATCCAATTCTTGATGATGAAGTTATTCATGTTGAAGAAGGCGATTTATGGTTATGTTTGGCTAGTATGGAGTATCATGCAAGCACACCGATAAAAGGTGGTGAGAGAATCATATATTCATTCGGTGGTCTTGTGCCAATAGAACAAATCAATACTCTATTATGCAATACACCAAACGAATCATAGTAAACAAATATGAGTTAGTGCTTGCATACAGCATCAAATGGAAATCATACCCAGGCGATGATGGTAAATATTATGAGAGTGAGGAAGTAAAGTATATTAAGTTTGGATTGGCAAATAGAATGATTAGGGCTGAATCTGAAGACAACTACCGAGGCTTCACATTACTCGGACTTGATGTTGGTATTGGTACCAAAACACAAACCGAACAGATTATTTGAATTGTGACAGTTTTGTTTCAATTATATTAAAATCTAGATAAGTGTATGGGGTTGTCCCATATCAACTATAAGGATTCAAAATGAAAAGACTAATTGCAAGCATATTAGCCACTATATCAATCACAGTATCAGCCGCAGATATCACAGGCGCTGGTGCTACATTCCCTTATCCAATCTATGCTAAATGGGCCGAAGCCTATAGTAAAGAAACTGGGGTTAAATTAAACTATCAATCAATCGGTTCATCTGGTGGTATACGCCAGATTAACAACAAGACAGTTACATTTGGTGCTACCGATGCACCAGTCAAAGGTGAAGACCTTGATAAGTTGGGTCAGATACAATTCCCCGCTATCATCGGCGGTACTGTGCCTATTATAAATCTTGAGGGCTTCAAAGCGGGTGAGTTACGTATCACTGGTCCCGTTCTAGCAGAAGTATTCATGGGTGATATTGTAAAGTGGAATGATTCAAAGTTACAAGCATTGAACCCAGGTAAGAAATTGCCCGATACTAATATCACAGTGGTGCACCGTGCTGATGGATCAGGTACCACATTTAATTGGACTGATTATCTTACAACAATATCAAAGCCATGGGCTGATAGAGTTGGCAGAGGTGCCGCAGTTAAATGGCCAGCAGCCTCATCCGTTGGTGGTAAGGGCAATGAAGGTGTGGCTGCTAATGTAACCAGAGTAAAAGGTGCTATTGGGTATGTTGAGTATGCGTATGTAAAGAAAAACAATTTGACATTCATGCAATTACAAAACAAGAATGGTAAGTATGTTAGCCCAGATGACTTGACATTTGCATCGGCTGCGGTCGGTGCTGATTGGTTCTCAGTGCCAGGTATGGGTGTATCCATTGTGGATCAAAGAGGCGATAATACATGGCCTGTAACCACAGCATCATTCATTATCATGTACAAAGAACCAGTTGATAAGAAAGCATCCGAAGAAGTGCTAAAGTTTTTTGATTGGTCATTCAAAAATGGTAAGAAACTATCCGAAGAATTGGATTATGTTCATCTACCAGAATCATTGACTAGCCAAATCAAATCAAAGGTATGGGCACAGATTAAATAATTGCCTGTAATTTCTGAGGGGCTGTAGTATAATGAACTATAGCCCCTTTTTAATTGGACCATTATGTTTATATTTGATGTTGAGACTCTCGGTAAAGAATCTAATTCGGTGATCCTATCAATGGCTGCGATTTATTTTGAACCAGATAAAGAGCCGAGCCACACACAATTACGAGACTCCGCGTTCTTTGTGAAGTTTGATGTACAGGATCAAATCAAGCGATTGAATCGCAAAGTTGGTAAGACAACCATTGAGTGGTGGTCCAAACAATGTGAGAACGCCCGGAACAAATCATTTAAGCCACGTGCTGATGATATTCAATTTGAAATTGGGTATGAGGCTATGCGCCAATGGGCAAATACAAAAAACGATTCAAAGTGTTGGGTCTGGGCTAGAGGCAACCTAGACCAACTGGTCCTTGATAGTATGGAAGAACAACTAGAGTTAAAACCTATATGGCCATTCTCTCGCTGGCGTGATGTAAGAACAGCAGTTGATTTTCTATATGGCACCACGAATGGGTACGTTGAAGTTGATACGCCAGCATGGGTAGAAGCATTTGATTCTAAGCTACATATTACAAAGCATAATCCAATTGATGATTGCGTATTTGATGCCATGCAATTAATGTACGGAAAAAAGAACCAATGAAACAATTTATTATTACAGGCACTCATTACGAATTTGATTTTTTTGTAAAAAGTAAATTGAAAGCCCACCCAGAGTTATATGATAGAAAAGATTTCTTC